GGAACAGAAATTATTAATGGTGGAGAACTACTAGAAGGTGGTATTCCTACAGCAACGATTGTTCCATGGTCTTCAGCATCAGTTCCATCTGGTTTTTTAGAATGTGATGGCGCAGCAGTTTCAAGATCAACTTATTCAGCTTTATTTGCAATCGTAAGCACTACTTATGGTGTAGGGAATGGTTCAACTACTTTTAATTTACCTGATTTACAAGATAACGTACCAATTGGAAAATCTCCAGGAAAAGCTTTAGCTTCAACAGGTGGAGCAAATACAGTTTCTGTGACAGCTGCAGGAAACGTTGGAGGTTCTACAGCGAATGCAACTTTATCAACAGCACAACTTGCTTCTCACTCTCATCCTCTTAGAACACAATCGGGCGGTATTGTAGGAATGTCTAATCCATACCAAACAGCCATGGGTGGTAATACAGCGAATGCAAATAATAGTACAGTGGGTTCTAGTGCAGGGAGTGGACAAGGTCACTCTCACAATATGAGTGCAACTTTTTCAGGGAATGCAGCTAACCCATCAGTGCTTCAACCTTATTTAACTTTAATTTATATTATAAAAACTTAGGAGAAATTATGGCAACAAACGCAAATTGGACAGTGGTATTTGAAGACAAACTAATTATTAAACAATTAGGTAATGCTGCAGGTACTTCTTACATTATATCTGATGATTCTTTTTGGTCTGATTCTAAGTTTTCTAATATTTGGGCTATTCAATATGAAAATTCAATTACTTCTGATGAAGTAGAATATAGAGATACAACGCCTCATTCATCATTTGCTGATGCAAATATTGGAGACATTAATCAATTCTCATCTAAATGGGATTCAGCACACTTAACTCAATTACAATCTGATTGGGATAATGATAATATTGATGATGAAACTGAATCTCAAAAAATCACTAGATTAGGTGAAAGACCTACTTCTTATTCTTCATAATTTTTTAATTGAATTATAATAGAAAATCTAAAAGACTTATTATTTGAAGACCAATTCATAGGGGAATGAAAAATATTAGAATCCCATATAATTACTCTATTTTCATAAAAACCTACATGGGTATTTAATTCATGTGAATTAGTTTCTTTGTTAAAAACATAAAAACCTGTCCCCTTATTTAAATTTGTATCTCCTTTTATATAAATTATTGCCTGATAATCTGCTCTAGAGTTATCTGAATGAACTAGAGGTTCATGTGATCCTAACATTGTGTAACAACATAAAGGCACTTTAAATTTTTTATTTAAAGTTTTTTCACATTTTTCTTTAATAATATTTTCTATTTTGTTTTCAACAGGAGCAGAAAACCAAACGTGTGAACCTTTTTCATTTTTTAAATAATTTCCTAAGCCATTATATTTTAAATAAGGTATTTTATTTTTTAATTCTTCAAATAAATTTTTTTCTATAAAATTATCTTTAATTATTATATCAAAGTTACTCATGGTCTTAATCTCATCCAAGAAGTTAAAATATATTTTTCACCAGATAGAGGTGGATTTCCTCTATGAACATAAGGCATTCCAGCAGGCCAAATAACTATTCTACCTGTCTCAGGTTTAACTCTTTTTGAAAAATGTAAAAACTCCGTTTCTCCACCTTCTTTCACATTGTTTAAATAAATACTGAAAACAAAAGCTCTAGATTCATGTTCAAACCCTTCAGCATGTTCTATGTGCCAATTGTGAAAACCTTCTGTAGGTAAAGTTTTTTGAATTTTTTGTTGTGTATAATAAAATTTATCTTGACCATAAGCTTCACAAGATCCGGTGTGTTTAAGATAGTGATTAAAAGCTATATCAAAATTAACTAATATTGATTTTAAATAATCAAACCATATATCTACATTATTTGAAACAGCAAAAAAAGTTTTGTCTTTTCTAGAACCAATAGGAGCATTTTCAAAAGTTATTCTATCAAGAGTTTTATTAAATTTATCCTGTTCTTTAAATAACTCTATGGCTTTTTTACATTCTTGTTTAGGGATGTAATTATCATATATGCCTATAAAATTAGTTATATTAGCTGTTTTATTTTTCATTTAGTTTTTCTATTTTTTTTGTAAAATCAAAATTAAATTTATCTTGTATATTAAACACTAAGCTATACCTTATTTTTTCCTCTGTTGTTTTTTCAACTCCATGAAGTATTTCAGGGGGGAAAATATAATATTCTCCAGGTTCGGGAGTTATTTTTAAATTTAATTCTGGTAATATTAAATCACAACCTTTTGTTAGATATAAAATACCGTGGTGATAAGGATGAGTATGATAGTCTATATTATCTCCTTTTTTTATTTCATTACCCCAAGCATTTATAATATTTTTTCTTTCAAGAAAATAACTAAATAATTCTGGGTTAGTGCTTTGATGTTTATTTATAAGGTAAGTAATTAAATTATTAAACTCAAGTTTATCTGTAAAATAGTTCCAATCAGTCATACCTCCTTTTACATTAGTATAGTTTTTCATTTCAGGGTTTAAGTTATTTTTTATTTTAATTATAAATTCATGAATTATTTCTGGATAAGGATAATTACCATATATTATTTGTATATTTCTAGGGTAACTTACATTAAGTGTGTTTTTACACTCATTTAACTTATTATTTTTATCTAAAAAATTTATCATATATACTTTTAATTTTTTTTATCATATGCCTGATCCGCATAAGGACCATTTTGATTTACATAATGAAAAAATACTTGCGCCATTCCTTCTCCTTTATATACATTAGGACGCCAGTGTTTTTGATCGCAGCCTCCATATAGTATAGCATCACCTTCTTCTATCTCAAAAGATTTTCCATTAACTACAATAGGCCAGTTATCATATTTTTTAATACAAGCAGTCACACTTATTTCGCAAGCAGGTCTATCTATGTGTTTTTTTAATGTAGCTCCAAATATATAGTATCTCCAATAAGTGTAAGTTGGAAATAATTTTAAATTAGATTCTTTTTCAACTTTAGGTAGTTTTAAATCTAATAAAGCAGTCATTAGAGGATCATGATACCAAGCCGGTGAAAAAGATTGTGTATCTAAAACATAATCTTTATTTAAATCTAATTTATTATAACAGTATTTTTGAAGAATATTTATTTCTTCTTTTAAAAAAAAGTTTTTAATTATTTTATTTTTTACTGTAGCCATGCAACTATACTATACCTTGTTCCTTTCGTAATGGGTTGAATACCATGAGGGTACATAAAATTACTTGGGAAAAAAACAACTGATCCTTTACTTAGTTTTAATCTTTTGATTTCTTTTTCTTTTTGATCTGTGAAAATTAAATCTCCACCTTCATAATCATCATTTAAATTTATTATAATACTTAAATGTCTGTTTGTATTAGTATAGTGATCAGTGTGTATTTCATACTTACCTCCAACAGAATATTTTAATAAATCAATTTGATTAATTTTGGAACTTTCCATTAGGGAAAATTTTGCTTTATAAAAACTATATGTTCTTTCTATTTCTTTTTTTATATAATTCCAGTAAAATAAGTCTGAAGGACTATTAAAAGATAAAGAATGTCCTCTAACATTTCTTATATTTTTATTTATACCGGAAGATACCTTTAAGTATTTTTTAGATTTATAATTAATTAAAGGTATAATTTTATCTATGAACTCAGGGAGTATTATTTTTTTTATTTCAATAATTGTTTCTAAATGATCCATTTAATTTATAATTTTATACCATGCTGCCAAAGTGTATCTCGGTCCTTTTTTAACAGGCATAACTCCATGTTTGTAATGCATTCCATTAAAAAACAACATTCTTTTTTCTTTTGGAGAAATAATTGTACCTTCTTCAAAAAAAGTTTGTCCCCCTACATAGTTATGGTTTAAATAACTTATAGAAGAATATACTGTTTCCTTACTAGAAGTATCATAATGTAGTGATTGACTAGAATTGTCTCCCCATTTAACAATTTCTATCCAATCGATTTTGCAATTTTTTTTAAAAGTATGTCTATTTATATTATTAAATAGATAGTCGAATTGATTTATTTTTGTTATATTTATTGATTTAGTTGTGTACCAGCTACGTTGCATCTGTTCATTATTTTCATAATAAGCTATCAAATCTTTACAAGATTTTTCTGATAAAAAATTATCAATTATTTCAATTGCTTCTAAATGATCCATAATTTTGAGTTATTTTCTCTCTTTCATTACATTCATAATTAATATATAAAGCATTATATGCTACAAAAATTAAATTTCAAGTCTGGATTTAACAAGATGTCTACGGATTCCGGAGCCGAGTCTCAATGGGTTGATGGTGATTTTGTTAGATTTAGATATGGACTACCTGAAAAAATAGGGGGTTGGTCTCAACTTACAAATTCTAATAATACTTTACCTGGAGTAGCACGTGCTCAACATGCTTGGACAAGCATTGCAGGTGAAAAATACGTAGCTATAGGAACTTCTCAAGGTTTATTTCTATACTACGAACAAG